GCTATCGAGATAATTAAGCGGGGGTCAGGCGCGGGCTGCCCGGGCCCGGGCGGGCGCGGGACATCCCGCGAGGCAGCAATACTTCGGGGGATGCTATCTCATCGCTGTATGGTACAATATTGCTGTGCGCCGCTACTTCGTTAGGAAACACGACTATACCGCTGTGTTCTGGTTTGTGGTCGGGTACAAGCGTGAGCATGATGGGCTATCGCCCAGCTTGCGCGAGATCAAAGAGCGGTTTGGCTACCGATCTTTTTCAGCCTGTCGTTACGTCCTGGCGCGCTTGGAGCGCGATGGGCTAATCAGCCGCTCGCACAAGGCCGGCGCGGCGCGGGCTATTCGGGTAACGGGTGGCGCGTGGGACTTGCGGACGATCCCGGAAGGGATGACCGAGCCGCCCGTGGGGTTCGAGAACTTGTAATGAGTGTTACGCGACTCTATCTGGCAACTGTTTTACTGGTCATCGGTCTGACCCTGGCAGCTTGCGTGACCGGCGCGGGCGGAGCGGACGCCGCGCTCATGGCCTATTGCGCTGAGGTGGGCGGGGAAGGATGTATTGAAACTGCGGCGCAGGCTAGATATGAGGCGACGGCCACAGCGCAAGTAGCTCAAGCGCGCGCAACTGACGTGGTTATCACGGCGCAGGCGGACGCGACGCGGGCGGACGCCGCGCGGGCCGCCCAGCTGGACGCGCAAGACGCGCAAGTACAAGCGGACTTCAGTACGGCGGTCGCGCGCGCAGAACAGATTGGCCAATTGCGCGCAACCGACGTCTTTTCGCCCGTGCTAGTTGCGGCAGCGCGGGCGGAAGTCGATCGCCTTGCGGACGGCGCGCGGGCGCAAAGCACAATCCAAGCCGCGCTATCGTCTCAAGCGGACTCCGAGGCGGCGACGGCTAATAACATTCGGTCAATCAGCGTTCTGGGGTGTTTCACCCTGGCGCTGGGTGCGGTAGTGTTTGGGCTGTTGATCATGGTCTCCGCGCGGTCAACCGCCCAACACAAAGAGCGCCAGGCTGGTTCTGAGGCGCAAGCGCAAGAGGCGCACACTCAAGCGGCGCGGGCACAGACTCAGGCGATCATCGTTCAATCCCAAACAACCGAATTGACCGAGCTTCGGCGGCTCGTCGAGGTGCTATCAGACGGTCAATATGCGATCTTCACGCGCAACCCGGCGGGCGACCCCGTCTTGCTGATTGTGCCCATCATGGGCGCGGAAGGGAACGGCGACGGGCACGCGCCGCGCGATGCGCAGCCGGCGCAATCAACCGCCTTGGCCAATAACGCCGGGACGTTCCAGCTCAACAATCAACCCATCGAACGCGCCGACCGGTTGAGCGGGCTATCTAATCGCGAGCTGACCTTGACCCTGCTTCTCGATTCTGTGCGCGCGGCGGGCAGCCATGCGAAACGAATCCCGCCTTACACCGCCCTGCCCGGCTGGAGCGGTGGGCGCTGGATGCGGGCTACTGAGTCCCTGGCACACGCCGGGCTTATCACTAAGCGGCAGGGACACGGAAGCGATTTAGCGATGGGAATGAGCTTAGGCAGCCTGTACTCTAGCATTTCGTCTAACCGCATGACGTTGGAGTGATCGATCCCCCTACCCTACCGAGCGGGGTAGGGGGATTACGCTTTTGATATTCCTGAAAAACCCGGAATAACCGAAAAATCTCTGAAAAAGCCTGAAAATCTGAAAATCTCGCTAAGGGGCGGCATGGAGCTACTGTCATCGTTCACGAACGAGGATCGAATTGATCTGGCCGACAGTCGGCGGGTAGGCGGCCCGCGCATGGCGCGGGTCTGGGCAATGCCAAGCGCGGATACGTTTGACATCCCGCCCATAGGCGCGACCGTCCGGCGCTACTTGCGCGCGGCGCGCGTGAGCGTCGATCCTTTTGCGCGCAACAAACGCTGGGCGACGCACACGAACGATCTGAATCCAGACACGGCCGCCGAGCATCACCTTGAGGCCGCTGACTTCCTGGCGCGACTTGTCCAGGATGGGATACGGGCTGACCTGGCGTTATTCGATCCGCCCTACTCCCCACGCCAAACGAAAGAAGTGTACAGCGGCATAGGCCGGCGCATGATGCAGGAAGATGTTTGGCTCACACATGGCTGGACGCGCGAGCGGGACATCCTCGACAGGCTCATGCCGCAAGACGGGATCGTGATTAGCTGCGGCTGGAATTCTCAAGGCATGGGCAAGGGGCGCGGGTACGCGCTGACGGAGCTGCTCATCGTATGTCATGGCGGGGGCCATAACGACACCCTCGTTACGGTCGAGCGCAAGCTGGCCGATCAACTGCCCCTGCCCCTGGGCGCGGACTTCGGGTTTGACTTCGCGCCCAATGAGGAAGGGGAAAGCGACACGGAGCTGAACACGGAGCTAGAATGACATCGCTTCAGGAAGCGCGCCAGACTCAATTAGCCGGCTGGATAAGCGTCCAGTTAGATGTTTGGTGCGGTTGGTGCGGGATATGGCGTACACTGGAATCGACGAAACGGGCGGCGGCCGAGCGGGAGGCGCGCAAGTTGGGCTACCGCAAATCTCTTACTCTCGGTTGGCTATGCCCAGATTGCGCGCGCTTCGTGCTTAAGGCGCAAGTGAGCGCGAGAGAGGATAACGGTCAAGGCGACGTTGACAAAGCCGTACAGGTGTGTTAGCCTACCATAGGCGGGGGGTACAGACATGGGCCGCCCTGCTGCATAGGTGAGGTGAGCGATGGGCGGCATAACCGCCCATCGCGGGATTTATAAAACACCGCCAGGTGTGCCGCCGGTCGCAAAACGTTCGATCCGATTAGAGACGCAGATCGCGCGGCGAGCGGGGGAAACCGGCGGACTGGGGGCAGGCGAAAGCCTGCCCCTTGTCTTTTCTATAATCCGTGATATGCTTTCGATGGCGCGCGCGCTGCTCATACAACGCCAGTAAAGGACGGCGCGAGCCGGGGCGTTGGCGGAAAACGACGCGCGCGTCAATCTCAATTTAGGGGGCGACACGTGGACATTATCATCGCGGGCGGTTTGGAAGTGATCGTCGTTGTATCGGGTCTGGTCAATCGTCTGACAGACTGGCTACTCCGGCCGCTCCTGCAGCGGCTCGAGGACTCCAACCCATCCGGCGCGCTGACGACCGATCTTCTCAAGTATGCGGCAATCGTGATCGGGCTGCTGGTGGCTCTGCCCAGCGGTTTGAACATATTCAATCCAGCGATCATCAACCCGACCGTGGGCGCGATCTTGACCGGAATTATAGCCGGCGGTGGCGCAAATCTTTTGGCCGACGTGACGCACGGGGCGCGAGCCACAATCCTGCCGGTACGCTGATTGAGCGATATGCGGGCTGATTGAGGGGCACGCATGGCGGGTAAGGTAGCCGTCAATCCCTGCGGCGCGCTGCTCAAGCGATGCGTCAAGCACGGCTGCCGCTATCGCTTCACGAAGTCCGACACAGCCAGCGGGGTGACGGTTTGCCCTGAGTGCGGCACGCCGCGCAGGACGTGCCGCAATCCGCCTGTGCCCGGCGGCGCGCGCTGCAAGAAGCACGCGGGACTATCTCTGCGGGGCATAGCTTCCCCCACCTATCGCGGCCGGGGTTACTCCAAGTTTCTACCCCCACGCATGGCCAGCGACTATGCCGATGCGCTGGCCGACCCCGAGCTAATCGAATTACGCCGTGAGATCGCCCTGACTGAGGCGCGCACGATCGATCTGCTGAAGCGAATCGACTCGCTGGAGGCCGGGCAGTCCTGGCGGGCGCTGCGGGAGACGACGTTAGGCTTGGGTATGGCGCTGAAGTTGGGCGACCGCAAGGGACAAGACTCGCAGCTAGCGGCGCTGCTCAAGCTGATTGAGGGCGGGTTATCTGATTACGCGGTCTGGGGCGAGATCGGCGCGCTTCTCGAAAGCAAGCGCCGGCTCGTCGAGACCGAGCAAAAGCGGTTGGTCAACCTGCGGGCATATATCACCCTCGAACAAAGCTATCTGTTTTTCGACGCCATAGTGCGCGCCGTCACCCAGCATGTTACCGATCCTGCAACCCTTAACGCAATCCAAACAGACTGGAGCGCAGTCCTTAGCCGGGCGGATCAATCAGTCCTGGCAGGCGGCGATAGACGAGCGGAGTAAGCCGCCCTGGCCGGACAGGCACATAGCCGACCCGCACGGGGTCGACGCCGATCCGATCCCGTTTCACCGCGCGCAGAACCTGGCGCACGATTCCGAGAGGCGGGTCGTGGCGCTGATAGCCGGCACGCAAGGCGGAAAGACGAGTTACGGGCCGTGGTGGCTCAGGCGCGAGATTCAGCGGCGCGGCGGCGGGGATTACGCGGCGGTATCCGCCAACTATGACCTTTTCAAGTTGAAGATGCTGCCCGCCCTGCTGCTGTGCTTCGAGCACATCCTCAAGGTAGGGCGCTACTGGGCGAGTGATCGCGTGATCGAAGTGTGCGACCCTACGGGCAAGTTCTGGGCGCGTAAGTTTAGCGATCCCATGTACGCGCGGATCATCCTGCGCAGCGCGGTGGCAATCGGTGGGCTCGAAAGCGGCACGCTTAAGGGGCTGTGGCTTGACGAAGCGGGGCAGGACGACTTTGTGTTAGCCGCCTACAACGCGCTACGTCGGCGGGCGGCGCTGAATCGGGCGCGCTTCTTACTGACTACTACGCTGTACAACCTGGGCTGGATAAAGCAGCAAGTGATTGACCTGGCGCTGGCCGACGGCAAAGCGGTCAACATCTATCGTGAGGGCAACGGACAGATCGAAATCACCGACAACCCCAAGCAGGACATTGCGCTGATTCAGTTCGATTCAACGGTCAATCCGATCTATCCCGTGGCTGAATTCGAGGACGCGCGACGGCGTTTACCAGATGAGGACTTCAAAATGTTCTATCAGGGGCAAGTCGCACGCTTGCGCTATCTCATCTACAATTGCCTGACAGAAGAGCGGAACATCTGTGACCCGTTCCCCATCCCGTTGGCCTGGCCGCGCATGATGGGGCTCGACTTCGGCGGCGCGCATACGGCCGCAATCAAGCTAGCCATGAATCCGTTAAGCGGCGACCTATTCGGGTACGCCGAATACCTGGCCGGCGAAAAGACGGCCGCGCAGCACGTGACCGATCTACTTTCAGATGAGGCGCGCAAGCCGTTCGCCGCCGGCGGCAGCCACAGCGAAGGGCAATGGCGAATGGAGTTTGAGCAAGCCGGCTTGCCGGTTGACGAGCCTTTCGTGTCGCTGGTAGATATAGGGATCATGCACGTCTATCGGCTACTCAAGGAAGGGCGGCTCAAATTTTTTCGCACACTGACCGGCACGCTCGATCAATTCGGGCGCTACAAGCGCAAGCGCGACAAGGCCGGAAACATCCTCAACGAGATCGAGGATAAACAAACGTTTCACTACCTTGACGCGGTGCGCTATATCGCTACGTGGATAGTTTCCGAGTTGGAGCGCGTGATCGAGGTGGGAAAATCGCCCCTCGCGGGGTATCGGGGCTGACATGGCGGAAGGGTACAGGAGCCGACTTATGCGCGCAATCAGAGCCTTTCGAGAAGCTTGGCTAACGACGGGTGTCCTGGATGAGGCGGAGTTTAGCGACCCGGACGCCCGGCGCTTTCGCTACGAGGTGTATTGGGCGCTATACGAGAATAGTGCGTACCGCAATATACATCCCTGGGCGACGAAGCTCAAGGCCGATTACGGGCTATACAAGTTCATCCGCAGTATCTTCGGCATGGCGTTCGAGCTAGGCGAGTTCTGGCGGATTCACTTGATGGGCGGCGCGCTTGACCCGGCCGCCGGCGACGGCGGGGCGCAACCCTCGTGCTTGCCCATCCTGACAGACAATGAGGGGCTGCGCGACTCCCTGGCGACGCTGTGGCAATCGTCTAACTGGGCGACACGCAAGGACGTCCTGACGCTGTGGGGCGCGGTCATGGGCGACGTCGGGGTTAAGGTGATCGACGATCCTACGCGCGGCCAAGTCTATCTCGACATCGTTCACCCTGGCCTGCTGGCCGAAGTAGCGACCGATGCGTTCGGCAACGTCAAGGGCTACACGCTAGAGGACGAGCGGCCCGATCCCCGTCCGAACGCACAGCCGGGACGCGCGGTCGTCTATACCGAAATCGCTGGGCGCGATGGCGATACCGTCACCTATCGCACGCTGCTCAACGGTCAACCCCATGCGTGGAATCCTGAGACGGGCGCGGAGTGGAGCGAGCCATACGGATTTGTGCCGCTGGTGCTTATCCAGCACAATAACGTCGGCTTGTCCTGGGGTTGGAGCGAGCTTCACCCGGCGCTTTCAAAGGTGCGTGAGGTGGACGACCTGGCGTCAGTCTTGGGCGATCAAATCCGTAAGATCGTCAATCCTGTTTTTGCCTTTATCGGCGCGCGCAAAACAGAAGCGACGCTGCAGATGGCCGGCACGGCCGCGACCCCCGAAAACCCGGAAGCGGGACGGCAAGACATCCCGGCGCTTTACCTTCCGGCGAACGCGAGCGTAACCCCATTGATCGCCAACCTGGACATAGCCGGCGCTTCGGGTCATCTGGCCAAAGTCTTGGCGGCGATCGAAGGCATGTACCCCGAGCTCACGGCTGAAAAGCTAAGGCTACAAGGCGGGTTGACCGGGCGGGCGCTGGAATTGGCGCAGCAACCGGCAATCTCAAAGGCGCTTCAGCGCCGGGCAGGATACGATCATGCGCTGGTGCGGGCGCAGCAGATGGCCGTAGCGATCGGCGGGTTCAAGGGCTACGAGGGTTATGCCGGCTTTGGTCTGGACTCTTACGGCGCGGGGCAACTTGAGCATAGTATCGGCGGCCGCCCGGTGTTCAACGTGGGGGAAGGGGCGACCCTCGATGACGAGCTGATCTTCTGGCAAGCCGCGTCCGCGGCGGTACAGGCCGGCCTGCCGCTTGAGGCGTTCTTGAGGCGGCGCGGGTGGAGCGACGCCGACCTAGCTCAGATGGGCACGCAGCGGCAAGCGGCCATAGCGCTTGAGCAAGAGGACGTTATACCTGAAGTCGGCCAATAGAAAAAATGGGGCAGCATGTTTCGCGTTTATCAGTGGCTAGCTTGGCGGCTACCGCGCGATCTGGTCATGTGGTGCGCTATGCGCGTAATCGCATATACCACACAGGGGGAGTATGGCTTTCAGCCTGTACCAGACTTGACCGCTATGGAAGCGGTACGCCGATGGGGGGAACATGGGCAGGGGATCACAGCGGACGCCCAAAGCTGCGCCGTCCAAGAACCTGGGCCCGGCGCTGAAGTGGTCTGACGCGGCAATCGACGCGCTGACAGAAATCAGCGAGGCGGACATAGAGGAAGCGGCAGCCTATTGGCGGGCGAACGCGCCGGCTAGCTTCAAGGCGCTGCTCGACGCCCAGCCGGGCGGGCGAGCGGGACGTCCGGCGCGCAGGCGCGCGGGCGGGACGTCCGGCGCGTAGGCGCGTAGGCGCGTGGGCGTAGGTGGGCAATGCCGACTCCGACTCCGCAATATACTTGGAGTGAAGCGGCCGGGCGATACGTCTCCACGGCGACCGGGCGCTACGTTACGTTCGATTCAGTCCGCCAAGCAACCGAAGCGGTGACGCGCCGATCGCAGGCCAACATCAAGGCGCTGGCCGAATCACTCCGCGCGGGCGAAGTCAACTTAGCTGACTGGCAAAGCGGCATGACGCGCGAGCTGAAGATGCTGCATTTATCCAGCGCGGCGGCGGCGCGCGGGGGCTGGGCGCAGATGACGCAAGCGGACTTCGGGCAAGTCGGCGCACAGCTCAAGACGCAGTACAACTTCCTGAATCGCATGGCCGGCCAGATCGCTGACGGGACTCAGGCGCTCGATGGCCGGTTGGTCGTCCGGGTGAATCTTTACGCCCAATCCGGGCGCGGCACGTTCGAGGATATGCGCCGCCGAATCGAAGAGGCGGGCGGCGCGGAGTTGGAGCGCAGGGTGCTGGGCATAGCCGATCACTGTAAGGACTGCCTGCGGGAAGCGGCCAAGAATTGGCAGCCGATCGGTGTGCTGGCGCGGATCGGGGACTCCATTTGTCGCACGAACTGCCATTGTCATTTCGAGTTCCAGCAGCCAGACATAAGCACGCAGTCGGTACAGGCGCCGGGTATTTAGTGCAACGGCGGGGGTGGGCGCTTTTTCGACGCGACAGGAAGGGCAAGGCGCGGCGCTACAGAAAAACAGGCAGCCCAGGCGCGGCCGTCTGGCACGGCGCGGCGCATGGCACGAGGGCAAGCGCAAGTGGGCGCGTGACGCCGTGCTTGACAATTTGAGCGAATCGGTGTACCTTCAGTGCTTCTATGCGCATAATTAGATCGACACACGGGACGCAAAGGCCGGCGCAAGCCGTCGGCGGGGTCAATCATCCTCATCCTCATACGCTACGGCGCGGCAAGCCGGCAAGGAAACAATGACAGGCACCCCCATAACGCCTACTCCCGGATTACCCGCAGCAGCTACTCCACCCATTCCTGCGCCTATTACAGGCGCGCCCCTACCGTCCACTGGTACGCCGCCGGCTATACCGCCGGCCGCGCCAGGTGTGGCGGGAGTTACCGGAGCTCAACCGGGCGACGCAACCGTAACGCACACCCAAGCAGAACTGGACAGGCTTTTCGACGCGCGGGCACAGCAAGCCAAACGCGCCGCCGAGCGCGATATGCTTGCGGCGCTGGGGCTAGATTCCCTCGATGCTGCAAAGCAGGCGGTGACTGACGCGGCGACGGCGCGCGCGGCTCAGATGACCGAGCTACAAAAGGCGCAGGAAGCGGCGACGACGGCAATAGCGGCCGCGGTGAAAGCCAAGGCCGAAAAGGACACGGCGCTGCTGGCAGCGGGCGAGCGGCTCATGCAGGCTGAGGTTGTGGCCATGGCCGCGACGTTGAACTTCATTGATCCCCTGGACGCCTGGCGCTTTGTGGCGCGGGCGGAGATCAAGCCGGTGGAATCCGGTGAGGGATTTACTGGGGTCAAGGAAGCGGTGGAGAAGATCATCACGGCCCGCCCCTACCTGATCAAAGCCGCGCAGGCGCTGCCCGGCCACCCGGCCGGCGGGACTCCACGCCCACCCCTGGGCGCGCGCCCGGCGGCGGCCGCTGCTGGCGCTAAGAAAGTCGAAGTCAAGCCGATCCGGTTCTAAGCAACGGCAAGGAGCTACTATGGCTGACATCGCGTTGACGGCCGCTAGGGTAGCCGTCTGCTTTCCGAATCATCCCACGACCGAGATCGTCAACGGGGTGGCAAGCGTGGCGCTGACGACCGGTCAAGTGGTCTACCTGGTCGCGGCGACCGGGCGCTACGCGCTGGCCGATGCGAACGTCGCGGCCGCCGGTCAAGTCCGGGGCATGGCGCTCATGGGCGCGGGGATAGGCGGGGCGGTCTCCATTCTCAAGCGGGGCATGGTCTACGGTTTTACCCTGACCGGCTTGGATTACGACGCCCAGGTGTTTCTATCCAACAACGCCGGGAACGTGGCCGACGCCGCCGGCGGCAACAACATCAAAGTCGGCCGGGTTGCGCCCTTGACCGACGCGGACGCGACCAAAGTCTTGTACGTCCTGACCGACTGGCTCAACAACTGGACGTCGATCTAAGGGGGGGGATATGGCTGACCTAGCACTCACAGCGGCGCGGGTTGCGATATGCTTCCCTCATAGCTCACTCACGGAGATCGTAAACGGGCGAGCGAGTGAGGCGCTTACGACGGGTCAGGCGGTCTACCTGGTCGCGGCGACCGGGCGCTTCGCAATCGCGGACGCGGCGGAAGCATCGGGTAAGGCGCAGTTTCGAGGTATCGCGTTGATGGGCGCGGGCGCAGGTGGAGCGGTATCCATTCTCATCAAGGGCATGGTCTACGGCTTTACTATCGCGGCGCTGAATTACGACGCGCAGGTGTTTCTTTCATCTACTCCCGGCGCGTTAGCTGACGCCGCTGGGTTCAACAACATCAAGGCCGCCAGGGTTGTGCCGTTGACCGACAACGACGCGACGAAGGTGCTGCACGTCGAAGCGGACTGGCTCAACAACTGGACGGCGGTCTAAGGGGGTAACATGGCTGGAATCTTCGGAGTGTTGGGACTCCCGGATACCGATCGGAGTTTCGTCAACGTGCTGGGGCAGCGCGTCGTATTCGACGCGGTGAGCACATACCTGGCACAGCACAACGCGCAGCTTGAGGCGGCGATGAGCTTCTTTATCGCGTCTACGACTGAGGATTACAAGCTGCGCTACAAGTTGCCCGGCGGCGGCCGCCTGCAGCGGCGCAACCGGCAAGGCGTGGCTGCGGCGGTCAAGGGGATCGGGCAGTGGGACATCGCGCTGCCGCTTGAGGACTGGGGCGCTCAGATAGCGGGCGACGACGTCTCCCTGGCGTACATGCGTCTTGACGAGCTCAACCGTCACCTTGAGACGGTACGCCTGCAGGACATCGGCACGGTACGCTATGAGATTCTACGCCGAATTTTCAACAGCGCGCAGACGAGTTTCACCGATGAGCTGTATGGCGCGCTGCTGATCGAGCCGGCGGCAAACGGCGACGCCGTGGTCTATTCGCCGGTTCTGGGCAGCGAAACGGAAGCAACCGAAAATCACTACCTGGAATCGGGCTTCGCGTCGAGCGCGATAAGCGACACGAACGATCCGTTCGTCACCATGCGCGACGAACTCGAAGAGCACTTTGGCGCAAGCGAAAGCGGATCGCCAATCGTGACGTTTATCAACAATGCGCAGACGGCCAAGACTGAGGACTTGACCGACTTCGATCCGGTTACGGAGCGGTTTGTGCAGCCGGGCGCGGACACGGATCAACTGACTGGGCTGCCCGCCGGCCTGCCCGGTGAGCGCACGATTGGCGTCGTCCATTCCTGCGTGGTCAGGGAGTGGCGTTGGATACCGGCCAACTATATGCTCAGCGTCTACTTGGGCGTCGAGCCGCCCCTGATTCAGCGCGTTGACCCGGCGGACACGGGGCTCGGCCAGGGGCTGCAAATCGTTTCTGAGGATGAGACGTACCCGTTCAAGCAGACTCATTACCGTCACCGCTTCGGTTTGGGGTTCGGCAACCGGCTGAACGCGGTGATCATGGAGCTTGGCGTGGGCGGGTCGTACAGCATCCCAGCGGCCTACGCTTAGGTGCTGGTCTGAGGGGTAACATGAAAGCATCGCGGGCGAGTGTTCACCAAATGCGCACGCTGCAGGAAATCCTAGAACGTCTGGAGCGGATCGAGCGGGTGCTAGGCGTCTATGCGGCCACAACGGTCGCGGCGGAGATCGTCGAGGCCGGCGCTGGGCCCGGGGATGAGGCAATCATGCCGAGCGACGTGGCGGCCGGCGCTGGGCCCGGGGATGAGGCAGTCATGCCGAGCGACGTGGCGGCTGGTGCGGGCTGGCCGCGCGCCGGGCTACGGGACATCCCGGCCGCTAAAGGCGGCGCTGCCAAACTCAAGCGCACGCGGTAAAGGATGGGATAGCCGGCTAAGCCGGCTATCCCGCTTTGCATGAACCGATCGCAAGTCGAAACGATCCTGATACGGCGCGTGGGCGGGCTATTGTCGGCGGCCGATCTGGACGGCACGACAACCGGCGGCAATAACCCCGACCTTAATGACCCGATCGGTTTTGCCCTGCGTCAAATCGGGATCGTTCCCCTTGACCCTACGGCGATCACCGACTCCGACGTAGCACAAACAGAATCCTCAAGCTTCGATCGCGTTTTCGACGTGGCCGAATTGCGCGCGCTAGAGACGATACAAGGCAACCTAGCGCTCGTGAGCATCACCGTAGGCGCTCGGTCTGAGGCGTTCAGCGATCTGGCGCAACGAGTGGAGGCGGCTATCACGCGCAAGCGGGCGCAGATTCTCCAGGATTACGGATCGGTGTTGGGGCTCGGAATCGAAGTCGGCAACGTCGGGCTTGACATCATGCAGCAACTACCCACAGCGGGCACGGAGTAGCGCAACACGGCGAATCAGCTATACACTAAGGCGCGGGAAGCTTTCATTAGCGGCGACATAGATTGGCTGGTCGACGCCATTCGCTTGGTGCTGGTCGATCACGCGGTAGACGTTCCCAATCCAGCAACCGATCAATACCTGAGCGACATAGCCGCCGGCGCGCGCGTAGCGATAAGCAGCCTGTTTGCGGCCAAGACAGTAGTGGACGGGGTGGGCGACGCAGAGGACGTGACCCTGCCGGCCGTGTCCGGCGCAAGCATCGAAAGCCTGACGGTGTACCAGGACACGGGCAACCCGGCGACGAGCCGGCTGATAGTGTTTGTGGACGTGGCCCCAGGTTTGCCCTATACCCCCACGGGCGGCGACATCCTGGTCAGGTGGGATAGCGGCGCGAATCGAATCTTTAGAATCTGATCCCTGGCGCGCGGGGCAACCCTCTTATGGCGACCATTACGCCGGTTGGGATCACATCGACTGAAGTGATCGGCTACGTGCAGATCGGTGGGCTGGTCATCCTGGACATACAAGAGGGCGACGTCTTGGTCTACCGCGACAAGCACTATCCGATCCGCGCGGTAGAAGAGTGGACTTGGCGGCCCAGCCTGACGCCCAGCTTTGCGCGATTGGAGCGGATCACCGTTTCGATTCTACGCGCCCCAGCCTTGAGTGGCGGGCGGCGCGGCACGCCTGTCTTGCATATCCCGGAAGTTTCCTGCTTGGCGTTCCAGCCGATGACGGCCGAGTTGGCTGGGCGCATGGCGCTCGACACTCCTCACGAGCTGCTCGTCACTTTCGTCGATGGTGACATTTACCTGCTGCTCGTGCTTGAGGACTTGAAGAGGTAACGGCATGGCGGTACAGATCACGGCCCGGATGCAAGGCGCGAAACTGGCGCGGACGAGCCTTGAGGACTTCGCCAGGGACGTTCCGAGAGTGGGCGCAGCGCAGGTATACGAGGTATTCACATTCGCCCGAAAGAAGCTGAAAGAGCCAGGCCAGCCGATCAGCTATCCGGTCAAGTGGGACTCCGAACGGCAGCGCCGGGCTTACTTCGCGACCGACGGCTTTGGGCACGGTATCCCCTACAAGCGCACGGGCGGCTATCAGCGGGCTTGGGTCATCGTCAAGAACCCCAGCCAGCTGGCCAAGTCTGAGGGCTACACGCTGTATAACCGCCTGAAGCAGGCGAAGTACGTCGGCGGCGACGCCGCCGGCGGAAGTCAAAGCCGAATCCACAAGGGGCGCTGGCCGCTGGCCTTGCCTATCCTGAGCGACGCGGCTCGGTCACTGCCGAAACGAGTGCGTGAAGTGATCCGAATTCGGGTCGGACAGGTTTGACCGCCAGGGGCGATTGATCTATGTCGCATATATCCCGTGACGAAGTGCGGATCGAATTCGCCAACCGGGTCAGGGATCGGGTCGTCACTTCGGCGCAATTGGCGCAGGCGGTCTACGATCACCAGATTGGCTCGTTTGGCACGGAGAACCCGGTCATCCTCGTGACCGCCGGCGGCACAGGCCGGCCGCCCATGACCCTGCGGGGCACGCGCGCGGAGTTCTACATCGAGCTTCACATATTTGTGTTGTACGCCCTGGAGGACGGGACTTGGACAGAAGCGCAAAGCGAGACGCGCCTGGACAGAATCGAAGCGGAGATCGGCGCGATGCTGACTGACCCGCTATCAAGCCCGCTGTGGAGCGAGATCGACTACTACGGTCGGACAATAGTCGAGCCAGTTCAGATCGGCGGCGCGTGGTACAGGTATGAGATCGTCCCGCTGGTGATCCGCAAATTCTGAGGAAGGGGGGAACATGGGAAAAACGAGGGTTGCGCTGCAAAATGTGACTCATTCCATTACCGGCCTTTTCTACCCAGCCGGCACAGATGTACCGGTCGATCATCTGAGCGATGCGCAGATTCAGGCTTTCGAGAGCCAAGGCGTCTTGGCGCAGCGCGGTGATCCGCGAATCCTGGCGATCGGCGTCGGGCAGCCGGCGGTTGTGCCTGAAGGTGTGACCCTGCGCCCAAAGGCGTAGCCGGCGCAGGGATGCTGTACCAGACAAGGTAAGGGGGCAACATGCCGCAAACAGTTGATGCGCTATCGTTCCGTGACAACAAGATCGAAATCGGGGCTGACCCGATAGCCGGGCCGTGGGTTGATGTATCCGGATCGACGAACAGCCTTGAGGTGTCTGGCGGCGATTGGCAAATCGGCACGCTATTTACCTTCCTGGGCATGACGGCGATCCTGACGTCGGGCAAGCGCGACCCGCTGGACATCGCTTGCAACATGGCCTACACCGAAACAGCCGGGGAAGCGTTCGAGACGGCGCGCCCATTCTACGAGAATGGCACGCCGTGTTACATCCGCTGGTCTCCCAAAGGTGGATTGTCAACGCAGGCGCGCTATCAGACGGGCACATACTCACGGGTCAAGTCGTTCAAGTGGCCGGGCGGTGTGGCCGAAGGTGGCGCGCCCGTGCTGGCGCTGTTGACCGTGGCGGCGGCGACGGTTGCCCGTTCGGTCATCGTTTAGCGCGGCGGGCTGTGCAGGCACCCGCTAATGCGTGGGGGGGGGAATGGCCGTATTCGAGCACGAGGGATTAGGGCTCAAGCTCGTCTTGCGCGATCTGACGCAGGCGCAGGCGGAAGCGTTCGCGTCGGAAATGTTCAACGTGAAGCTGCCGACTATCGTCTACGCGGGCAAGACGCTGCGCGCGGCGCTGCGCGGCGGTTGGGTGGCCGAGCCGCCGTGGAGTGAAGGATCGGTTATGGCGCTCCCCCCACGGATCGTACTGTGGGCAAGCGAGCGCGTGAGCGATCATTACCGGGAGGCTCTATCCATCCCAAACGGTTCATCCTCGATTGCGCCGCTGCGGCCGATCGAGGACGCCCAGCCCCATACGAGTTAAGACTTATGTGGCGCTGCCTGGATTTTCCGGGCGCATTGCCCTATCCCGGCGGGCTGTTGAGCCAACCGGCGGGGCTTATCGAGAAGTTGATCACGGCTTTCACCGTCTGGCAAGCGGTCAGGGATTGGCGGCGCGCGAGCAACTGGGCGGCTTGGAGCGAGCGCAATCCCGGACAATGGCGGACGGTGCAGGCCGTGATTGTTTTGCGGGACAAGGAAGAGCGCGGTCTGCCGTTGATTTAGGTGGGATATGCTGGATGCGCTAGAGATTGCTATAAACGTCGTCACTGACGCAAAGGAAAAGCTGGGCGAAGTCGGGCGCTCGTTCGACGACTTGGGCGAATCCGGCGCGCGCGCGGCCGACCGCCTTGAGGATATGCGTGCGGTCATGGCGCGCTTGATTGAGCAAGAGCGGCTCGAGGCAAACATGAAGGCCGCGGCTGAAGCGGTCGAGCTGCTGACCGAAGAGGAAAAGGACGCGGTCGTACAAGCGCAGCGGTTGGTCGACGCCGAGCGTGAAGCGGCGCAGGCGACTGGCGACTTCGAGGAAGAGGTCGCTAGTTTTTCTTTTACTGAATTCAATCAGGCCGTGGAGCTGGCCGGCAAGGCGCTAGAGGCGCTCAAGAAAGTTTGGGACTTCTCGAAAGAGGGCGCAGGCAATATCCGCATTGCCAATCAGTTCCGAGACGCCATGCAAGAAATAGGTGTCAACGCGGACGTGCTGATTGCCAAGCTAATGGAGGTGGCCGATCATACCGTAGACGATGAGGCGCTCATGCAGACGGCGACGCGCGCGTTTACGAACGAGTTGGTCGGGTCACAAGACGAGCTGGTTAGCCTATTCGAGGTTGCGCGCGCGGCGAGTGTGCGCTTTGGCGGCGACACGGCCGAAGCGTTCGAGCGTATCGCTGAAGCGACCGAGGTCGGCACGGCGCGCTCGCTGAAGCAAGTCGGTATCGTCGTAGACTTCGACAAGGCGCACAAGGAGCTAGCCAAGAGCTTAGGCAAGACAGTCGATCAGCTGACCGTCCAGGAAATGAAGCAGGCGCGGCTCAACGTCGTTCTGGAGGCCGGCGCGGCGCTCGTGGCCAAGGTTGGCGATTCAGCCGACGATCAACTGACGAAAATCCAGCAGTTGGAGAATGGGGTCGGTGAACTGCTGGACGGGTTCAAGGAGCTAGCCGCGACCGTGGTCGTGGACGTGATTGCGGCCGGCGATGAGTTCATCAACCGGGAGCAGCATATCATCGAGGGGCTAGAGAAGCAAGAAGATCAAACTTGGGACACGGCCGAAAGCTATCAGGAATACGTCGCGCGCATGAAGGACGCGGCGCGCGCGGTCAACCTGCAGATCGATGCGGAAGGTAATCTAGTCAAGACGACTATAGGGTTGGCCGGGCAGACGAAGGCCATAACGCAGGCAAACTTCCTATTCAGTGAATCCGTGTTCAAGGCCGCCCAGGAATCGAAGAGATGGGTCGACGTCGAGCAGCTCAGGATTGGCCGCTTTATCGAATCGGCGCGCGCAGCAGAGGAAGCGGCCGTCGCGGAAGAGCGCGCGGCGGCCCGGCGCGAGCGCATAGGCGAAGCGATGGCTACCGCCCAGGAGCGGGCAATCGCGTATACTGAGGCGGCAGAACAGCTGGGCGAGCTTGAGGCGGAGTTGGCTATCGTCGACGAAGAGATAGCCGAGCGCGGTGAGCGGCGGAACGTGGTGCGGCAAGCTTCGGTTGAAACGGTAGCGGCGCACGGTGAAGCGGTGCTGCGCCTGACGATTGCGGAGCAGAATCTAACCGAAGTGACGCGCCGCGAGGGGGAGACTGACGCGGAGTTTAGCCTGCGTCAACTGGAATCTACGCAGCGCGTTATGGAGCTGGGCGCGGCCGTGGGCGAGTTGGGCGGCAAGCTGGGCGGTCACGTCGTTAGCGTGGGCGGCGCGACGAAAGCACAGCAAGAAAATCGAGACGCAATCCTGGCGCAGATCGAAGCGTTCAAGGAGCAGCAGGAAAGCCTGAAAGCGGTAGAGGCGTTCAAGGCATTGGCGCAAGCTTACAAGGACAAGAAGATTAACCTTGACGAGTACCGCACGGCCACAGAAAAGTTGAACGAGATTACCGGGCTGTATACGGACTCCGCGCTTAAGGCGGCGGTCAAGCAGGAAGAGCTGCTCGCAATCATCGGTGACGCGGACAGCACACTTGACGACATTACCACGGCGCTGGATAAGAACAAGGAAGCGATCGACGGGGTGGCCGAATCCACAGACAAGGAAAAGGAAGCAACCGAAAAGGCCGGCACGGCGGCGCAGCTGGCCGTACCGAAGATGACGCGCTTGGCCACCAAGTTCGGGGAAGTCGATGAAGCGGCTTACCTGGCGACCGATCGCGTGGTAACGTTCCGGGGCGCGTTAGATGAGCTTGAGGATACGACAGTAACCTTGACCTTTAGGATCGACACAGTCGGGTCTATACCTGAAGTCGCTGGCGTTGGCTTTCCGGGCGGGATCATCCCGGTTCAGCACGGATTCAATTACACCGTCCCGGCGGGTTATCCGAATGACTCCATGCTGCTGCCCCTGGCTGTAAGCACGGGTGAGGAAGTGACGGTCAGGCCGGCGGGTCAGCCGGCGTCGGCGCAAACGATCATTGGTGGAGACAATATCTATATCAACGATCGGCTCGCGCTGGCTATGTATTACGAGGAAAAGCGCGCGCGGCTGCTGGTCGACGCGCAGGGGCGCATGGGCGGGTGATAGCCGCGATCGCGGCTGTAGCGGAAAGCATCGAGGCGGGTCAAAAACGGGGATGC